TCTCTCATTCCGACCAACACTTACAGGAGGCAACGATGTCTTTAACCCAAGGGGAAGACACGTCTACGGACCAACCAGAGTTAGCAACTCGGTTGGGACCGGCCTTACTGTACGTGGCAGGCTATGCTGGCCTGCGTAACACTCGCGCTGATCAACCGGCAATCCGCCGGATGCGTGGGTGTTATTTGGTTCGGAATGGCTACATCCGCAATGTAGCACCACCGTCGGACGGGGAGGCCTTATGGCTTCCCTAGTTGCGATTAACTACCCAGACACCTTATACACACTTCCTTTTCCGTGGACGGAGAGCCGTGTTTCTTTTGGCTCGCCTTACCCGGAGGACAATCGGTCTGACTTCTACCAAGGCGGTAACGCCACGGTATTTGTCACGTCTGATAAGAGTGGGTACAGGGTGATAGGCTTTAAACAAGCCATTCGGGTTGGTGCTCAAGCTGGTTCACCGTATAGCATTAAAGCTTCAAGGTTAGTCAGCTCTGAGTCGGGGGAGGTTACTTTCACTAAAAAGTGGGGGGGCAGCTCCTTTAGGTCTGGTACACAGGTTTCGGTTATTAAGGGGTTCCTTTATGCCCCTTTTGTACCGGGATTTCACGTGCTGGATGATTCAACCAAAACTACGGCCGACAACCACGCACTAGTTCGCTTCTATTCAGCCCTTCGGGCTGAGATGGAGCACTGGAACTCCCTGGTTTTTCTGGGGGAGCTACGAGAAATCGTGGCTCAAGTGCGACGTCCATATGCTGAGTTACAAGGACAGATCGAACAACATCTTGATCGGTACAAGCGTGCAGCCTTGAGGAAGAAATTCCCCAAAGCTATGCGCAAGGCCGAAAAGATCCGACGATTATCCCGACTAGCTTCAAGCATGTGGCTGGAAACCGCCTTCGCTACGCTTCCGACGTTGTCTGACGTCAAAATAGCCGCGGAGACTTTAGCAAGATTCAGCGACGAGAGACGACGGTCTCGCGTTAAGGGTTTTGCTGAGCGGTCCAGTAAGGCCCCGGTGGTGTTGATTCCTCAACTCCACCCTTGTGGGATGGGATACACTGTATCCATATCTCACACTGGCAACTACAAAGTATCGTATGTTGCGGGGTTAAACGTCAATGTGCAAGGAGAATCCGGTTCTATGAAGCGACTGGCGGAGCTCGCGGGTTTAGACCCTCGAAATCTGCCCGTTACTTTGTACGAGTTGGTGCCCTACTCCTGGCTTGCGGATTATATAACAACCGCAGGTGCCTGTCTCTCTTCACACATGGTCGCAACGACCGGTGTGAATTGGGCAATCTCGTCTAAAACCGAGAGAACGACTACTATCACTCTTTGTACCGCAGATCAAACTAGCGGGAGTGACCAAGTCGTTTCAGGCACCCATTGTGGCAAGGGCGTTACACAAAAGACCACGTTCTCGCGTGCGATCCTGAATACGGCCAATTTACCTCGGCCTATGGTTCAGGTTCGGCCGCTTAGTGACGTGCTGCCTTCTCAGGCAGCCAACGTCCTAGCCCTGCTAGTAAATAGGGCTAATGCGGTTTCGAGAGATGTGCGGAGGGTTCATCGTATTTAAATGACCCTTCGTTTCCTTTAACCCTTTCCTGAGGTATTGTAATGAGTTTTCCACTCACCACGGTTACTGGCTCTGCTGTGACCGGTTTTACTTCCCCTATTTACACGATGTCGACAGATGTTGCGCCGACGTCGACGGGGAAGCAGTTTGCGGTCACCGCCCTCGGCGGTACGCAGGCTGGCGTGCGCACGCATTCCATTTCGTCCCCGTTCACCGTTACCTGGTTCAGGGATCCGGCAGCGAAGACGCTGCCGCCTCTGGACCAAAACGGTGCTCTCCGCTATGTACCAAACGTGAAAAATCGTTTGGTCTTGCGGGTGGGGCTTCTTCCTTTGGCGGGACAGGCCTACCGTACCGGCACAATCCGCGTGGAGTTTGATCTCCCCGCGGGTGCTGACACGGCAGACATGGCCCAGATGAAGGCCGCGGTTTCGTGTCTCGGGGGCGTACTTCACCAGTACGCAAACGACCACTACAACACTCTCGTTACCGGGGTGCTGTAACAACCGCGTTCCTTGGACTTAAACCAGGAAGGACTACGAAATGGACCGCTATACGGCGCTCCGCGCTGCTGTTGAGCAAGACTTGGAGGGTACCACAGACGAGGCGTTACCGCCTTATCTGCCCCGAACGGTTGCTTGTGCGAGTCTTAGGGCCAGCCTCCTCAAAAAGAGGGAGGTTTGGTCTCCTGAACTCCTGCAGGGCCAGAAGGACCGCGCACTCAAAACTTTCTTGGAAAGTAATGATGCGTGCAAATCCTGGGCGTGGCAACCGGTATCTGCGGACGACGATGTGTTTGAAGGCGAGCTGAAAAGCTTTCTTTCGAACCTTCTAGATCCGTACGATCCGGCCGAAGCCTTCACATTCTCTACACTTACTGAGAATATGGGGCCCGGTCCGGGTGCGAGTGTCGGTGCTAATGCAGATAACTTCTTTACGAAGTTGTTTGCATCGCCGATCTCGCACACCTCCGAGTACTTGGTTGCGCTTTACCGCGCTTCCGCTAGTGAGCGTCCTGGATGGGCCGAAGCCGAGAATATCCGGTTCCAGTCCATGGGTGCTCTAGAAGAACGGGCATTTAAGCTCGTCAACGGCAGTACTTGGTTCTCTGTTCCTAAGAACGAAGAGACTGAGCGAAGTTGTGCGACGGAACCTTCTATTAACATGCTATTTCAGAAGGCTCTAGGCGATTGGGTTGAAGCTCGCCTCCGGACAGTCCTTAAATTGGACTTGTCGGATCAGCAGCAATTAAACTCTCGCTTGGCGCTCGTGGGATCTGAAATGGGCCTTTATGGGACCATTGATCTTTCATCGGCGTCGGATCGCAATGCATTGAGCATGATCGAGCACTTTTGCCCACAATCTTTCAATAAATGGGTAAGGCTCTTCCGCTCCTCACAGTGCCGTCTTCCCGACGGTACTTGTGTGACAATGCATATGTGCAGTTCTATGGGGAATGGTTTTACTTTTCCTCTACAGACTGCGCTCTTTGCTGGGGTGGTTTTCTGCTGTTATAAGCTCTGTGGCATTCCTTTCATAAGGAACCGCGGGGTGAGTCCTATTGGCTTCGACAAGCGGCGCAAGCCGGGCAATTGGGGTACCTTTGGCGATGATATCATCGTGGATCATCGTGTCTACGACACGGTTGTCCGGTACCTCAACATGCTAGGTCATAAGGTCAACGATAGCAAGTCGTTTAACAGTGGAGGCTTCCGCGAGTCTTGCGGATCTGACTACTACTACGGATATAATGTCCGTGGTGTGTATATCAGGTCTTTAGAGACGCCTCTCGACGTTTATTCTGCCATTAACCGTTTGACTCGTTGGTCTGCGTCGCACGGGGTTAATCTTTCGCTCTCGATACGGCTACTGCTAGGATGGGTGAAGTTTTTACCCGTTCCTTTTGCTGCAGCCGATTACGAAGGAGTGAAGGTCCCGTATGATAAAAGCCACGAACCGCAGAACCGCGGTAGATCAAAAGCGGAGCGAGACGCCAGAGACTGGCAGTGCCCCCTTTATCGGGGTGTTACTGTCTCCAGTTCAGGGCATCTTGTCACTTCTCTCTCAAAAGGAGAGGAGATCGCCGGTACTCGGGAGAGTACTGGTGTTGACGGCATGTACGCTCGTAATCTTTACGGGTGTTATGTTGCTGCTCTTGGTGGATACGTTAGGACACCGCCTTATCGTGTTGGTATCGAAGTGGCTCCAATCCATGTGATTGGAGTTCGCCAGAGACCCAATGCTATTAAGAGGTGGAAAGTGAAGGTGAGGCCCGCTCCTATTTGGGTGCGGAAACCGATTCTTCCCGGTCCAGTCTTCGGCACTGACCGAGGCGACGCTTGGGAAAGCGTTGCCGGCAGGCATATTTATTTAAGCCTGTTGCCTCGGGTCTAGCGACC